TGATAAAACACGCGGAGCAAAGGCATTTTCATACTTCGGGACGATTGCTAAGCGGTATTTAATTATACAAAATACAAAAAACTATAAAAAACGAGTAGACAAGGCCCCAGTGGATGAATTATACCACAATTTAAAATACTCATATGATATGGACTATAACCCCTTAGAAAAGGATGACCTATCAGATTTTATGGATGAATATGTTATATACTATACTGAAAATTTGTATGAGTTTTTTCCTAAAGAAAAAGATGCTAAAGTAGCAGATGCTATTCTAGAAATATTTAAAAAAAGGGGGGTAATGGATATTTTTAACAAAAAGGCTGTTTATCTTTTAATTAGGGAAATGGTAGATGTTAAAACTCCCCACATAACTCGTGTTGCTAGTCAATTAGGGGATTTGTTTAAAGAACATTTTATTTTTTATAAAGAAAACGGATATACTAATTTTGATTGAACCCCATATTTATCGTCATGGGACAATTAGACAAAAATATATTTGGTAAGAAAAAATTCTCTGACATATTAGAAGAAATTTATCTTAACCAAAAGAAAAAAGAAGAACAAATTTCTACTCTTATCTCAGAATTAAAACCTCTTATTCAAGATATCGGAGATGCTACTTTAGTTGTTCCTCTTCTTAAGGAATATTTAGAAATTTCTGTTAAAAATGATGAGCAGCTTATTAAAATGGCTACCATTATTCAACGTGCGGTTCAGGGTGAAGGAGGAGATGATGGAAATTTTGGTATGACAGAAGATGAAAAGCAACAATTATTAGCTGAGGTTAAAAAGTTCAACGGAGATAAGAAAAAATAATGCCACAGCAGTATTACGGAGTATCAGCTCTAACCCAAAATTATTCTAAACCTACAGAGATAGCTCAAGTAGATAAAGAAATAGTTTCTGTTAGAGTATTAGATATCATATTAGATGATACTCATCCTGAGTTTGAGAAATATGGAGGGTGGAATGGGGTTGGGACTATATTTTATGATACCATAGGAATTCCAACAGGAATTGATAATATTAATACTGCTTACCCTTTATCTTCTAATCAAAAATCCTATCCTTTAATTAATGAACTAGTTCCTATAGTATTTCTAACTTCAGTCAGTAGTCAACTTGATACCACTAGAACAACAGCTTATTATTTACCTCCTATTAATTTATGGAATAGCCAACACCATAATGCTCTCCCAGACCCTACATCTGAAATAGCTCAGGCTTCTTTAAATGATTATGAACAGGCTGAACAAGGAAATCCTAGAAATGTAAGAAGAGTTGATGATGAATCAACTGAAATAGATTTAGGAGAAGGATTTAATGAAAAAATTGAAATACATCCTCTCCAAGCATATATAGGAGATAATATTTTTGAAGGAAGATGGGGAAATTCAATTCGTTTAGGAAGCACTGTTAAAGATAAAAACAATGATTGGTCTTCTGAAGGGGAAAATGGGGATCCCTTAACTATAATTCGCAATGGGCAAAGAGAAGGAATAACAGAAGACTCTTGGATACCCCTTCCAGAGGATATCAATAATGATAAATCTTCTATTTATTTAGCTAGTGGGCAAAAATTGCCAATAGAAATAGTTAGTGAAGATTATGCCTCTTATGAAGAAAATGCTTACCCTACTGTTCCTAAAGAATTTGTAGGTGACCAAATAGTCCTCAACTCAGGAAGATTAGTTTTTAATGCTAAAACAGATCACATTATAATATCTGGGAGGGATTCTGTTAATTTAAAAAGTCCGGCTGCTGTGAATATTGATACTTCTAAAGTAATAGTTAATAGTGGAGCTATATTTTTGGGGGATAAAGATGCAGAAGAACCTATTTTATTAGGGGATCAAACAGTTGAGGTTTTAGCAGATGCCTTTAAAGAATTAGCAAAGTGGATGGAACTATTTAATCTAGTCCCTTTAGATGAACTTTCAGCACAAGCCGCTACTGCTAAACAGTTATCTTTTACTTTAAAAAATGAAATTATACCTGATTTAGAAAATAAATGCAGGTCTAGACAAAACTTTACTGTATAATGGCACAATTTGGTATTGATGTAGCTAATGTAAAAGGATCTATCCCTAAAAATTTAAAATTAAATGGGATAAGTACTCTTAGACCTATTATTTTAAATCAAGGACTTACTATTGTAAATAAGATGGCCCCTCCCCTTCTTAGAGAAGTAGCGTCATTTGATGATTTATGTCCTCCTGCTTCAAGATTACAACAAATTATAGAAAAAAGAAATAATATTGTTGATCAAGCTAACCAAATTGCTACATTCTTAACAGGTATATTAGAGGCACTTACCTTAGCTTCTACAATATTAGGAGCGTTACTAACTGTATTAAATGTAGTTAAAATAGCTAAAACCATTATCCAAGTTGTAGCAGGATTTATTCCCATCTCTCCAGGTGGAATCCCAGCAGGTATTGGTTTAATTGGGGATGCTTTAGATAGAGTAACATTTGATAAAGAAGGAAATCCTAGGATCCCCCCAATTAAAGCTAAAATTGATGGTTTATTAATTCCTATAGCTATAGTTTTAGCAGGCATCTCAGCTTTAATAGCAGCTCTAAGCGCTTTAGACTCAGCAGTTGCTGCTTGTGTTATACCTACAACAGGCCCCGGTGAAGGAAATGGAGGGGGAGCTGGAGGTGCTTTTGGTGAAGTATTAAGAGGTCCTGTATTGAAACTTAAAATTGAAAGTGAAGGACAAAATTATAAAAATGGTAAATATGAAAATATAAAACTTAAAGGAGGGGATGGGAATGGAGTTAGAGCTAATATTAGGGTAAAAAAGAATAAAGTAGTAAAAGTTGAGGTTTATAGAGATCCCGAAACAGGAGAATTAAAAGGGGGTGATGGATATAGTACTCAACTATTTGACCCTACTAAGGGTTTCACAGCTCCTAATTTTTTATATGTTAAAAAAGGTAAATTTGGTAAAGCTAAAATTGATGTAAAAGAACTTCTTGAAAGTATTGATTTAAAAAAGAGAATTCTTAGAAAAATTAAACGAAAAAAGGTTAAGGGTGATGGTATGCTCCTTTCAGTAGCCGAAATAGGGAATTCTCAAGACTCAGGAGGAAATAGTACGGGTAATCTAGAAGTAGGATTAGATAATCAGGGTAGAATTAGACCAAATGCTCAATTGCAAGTAGCAGTAGACCAAAGTGGGGGAGGAGGGAAAGGAACTAGTGGAGGTACAAGTGGGGGTGATGTAACTGGAACTGGGGATGGAGGTGCAGGGGGTGGTGGGAATACAGGAATTGGGGTTGACCCTTCTCAAGTAGGACAAAGTGGAGATTTAATAGGGATAGGAATAGGAACAGGAATTACGGATGGAGTTATTACCTTAGTAGACATAATTAACCAGGGATTTAATTGTACAGATGGTATTTATCAAACCCAAAAAGTTAAGGGAGGAACAGGAGAAAAAGCTTTATTAGAAATAACTATTTCAAACGGATCTGTAAAAGGTGTTAAAATTAATAATGGAGGATTAGATTATACTGTAGGAGATATAGTTAATATAGATATTTGCCCTAATGCTTCTTTATTAGTTAATCAAGTAGACAGTACATTAGCTAGTTCTGAAGCCCAAATTGTAAATACTCCTACAGGTTTAGTTACTTCTGAACCTGAATCTATAGCTCAATTTAATGATAAAAATGATAAATTATTAGCTGTATTAGCCGGAGGTCCTTTACAAGTTCCTGATGGAAACGGGAATCCTATATTAAATGATGATGGTACCCCCTTAACCCTCCCAGGATTAAATGCTTTAGATCCTGCTTTATTAACTTTAGCAGCAGGAGCTCAACAGGCCGCAATTACTGATAATGATTCATCCTATAAAGGATTTAATCTTGAAATTGAGGAAAGAGAATTTTCTCCTAACCTAAATCAAAGAAGAGCAGTTGCTATTAACCCCTCAGGAATTATAGAAGCGGCTACTGAATTTTCATTTGCAACCGATGAAGGAATTTTAATAGAAGATGTTAAGTTAATAATAGATGAACAAGATTTAAGAGCAGACTTCTCAGGACAGTTTGATTTTGGTGAACAAATAACTTCTATTGAATCCCAAGTAGATTTACCTACTTTAGTAGGGGAAAATTCTTCTCCTTTAAGTGGACAAAATTCTTTAGCTTCTATTAGAGGAAGCAGTGGGAATGGGGGAGGGGGAGTAGGAGGGTATTGATATTTTAAATTAAAACATATTTATAAACAATGAAATCTACAACATTTAAAAAACTAATTAAAGAAGCTGTAAGAGAGGTAATCCAAGAGGAATTAAAGGATATTCTTCTTGAAGCAGTACGTGCTCCTAAGCAACAAGTGGTTGAAAATATCCAACCCCAAAAAGTAGTAGAAGGTCCTGCTATGAGTTCAAATGAAAAAAGAACAGCATATCAAAATATATTAGGCGATATGCAAACTTCTTTTGGAACTCAGAATGTTACCCAACCTCTTCAAATGACCGGAAATATAGACACTGCATCTCCTAATGGTCAATTACCCCAAGGAAATGTTTCTATGGATCAAATAATGGGTTTGATGAATTCTAAGTAATGGCAATTAAACAAACCAACATATTTCCTATTGATGAGCAACCTCGGAATGCTGTTGGTATTGCCTACCCTTTTTCTACCGCATTTGATCAAGAGCAATTAAAAACCCTCAACTTTAATTCATCTTCAATTGCAGGTAATATTCCTTTTAAATTAAATTATACAACATCTGATCAAATTAAGTCTAATGTAGTTACTTATTTTTCCACCAGAAAAGGAGAAAGATTTTTAAATCCTAATTATGGAAGTAATATTTCAAATTATTTATTTGATCCTATTACAAATAATACAGCAGGTAATATAGAACAATTAATAAAAGATGAATTGGCTTTAAATTTTCCCCAAATTAGTTTAAAAGAAATAGAGGTGCTCCAATCAATAGATGAACAACAAATAGTAATATCATTAAGTTATACAGTTTTTAATAATGAGGAAGATACTTTAGAAATTAATTTTTATTCATAATGGCATACGGTAGTAGTACAACAAATCCCAATGGAACTAATAGAGATATTAAGTATACGGGTAGAGATTTTGATACTTTAAGAAATTCTTTAATTGAATATTCAAAAACTTATTTCCCAACAACATATAACGATTTTAGTCCTAACTCCCCCGGAGCTCTTTTTATAGAGATGTCTTCTTATGTAGGAGATGTATTGTCTTTTTATCTTGATAATCAAATCCAAGAAACTTTTTTACAATATGCCCGTCAAGAGTCTAATCTATATGATTTAGCCTATATGATGGGATATAAACCCCAAGTTACTACAGCAGCTACAGTTGAAGTAGATATTTACCAACAAGTCCCAGCAGACTCTAATATCCCAGATTATAATTATTCTTTATTATTTCCTTCAAATACTGTTCTTACCTCCCAAAATGGCACTCAATTTATAATTGAAGATTCAATTGACTTTTCATTTTCCTCTTCTCAAGACCCTACTGAAGTTACAGTATATCAAGAAAATAGTGGAACCCCTGAGTATTTTTTACTTAAAAAAACAAGAAAAGCTATATCATCTACTATAAAAACTGAAAGTTTTACATTTACCGATGTTGAGAGATATCCTACTGTAACACTCACAGATACTAACATTATAGGAATTTTAGATATAAAAGATAGTAATGATAGTAAATGGACTGAGGTTCCTTATTTAGCTCAAGAAACTATATTAGATCCTATTAAAAATAATAATGTTTTTGGTCCCGATCCTTATGCTGAAGGAGATAATGGGGAAGTTCCTTATTTATTAAGGTTAAAAAAAGTCCCTAAAAGATTTGTATCTAGATTTAAATCTAAAACTCAATTAAACTTACAATTTGGAGCAGGTACAAATCAGAATAATGTAGATGAAGAAATAATACCTAACCCTAATAATGTAGGTATAGGATTATCTAATTCTATTTTTAAAAAAGACACAGCATTTGATCCCTCTAATTTCCTTTTTAGTGGAACTTATGGTATAGCTCCCTCCAATACTACTTTAACAGTTAGATATTTAACAGGAGGGGGGGTTAGTGCTAACATAGCTTCTAATACTATAAATACTATAAATACAACTAATGCCCAGTTCCAAATTGATAATCTAACCCCCGCGGATGCTCAAATTATTTTTGACTCAGTAATTGTAAATAACCCCCAGGCAGCTGTAGGAGGATCAGATGGTGATTCTATTGAAGAAATAAGAAATAATTCTTTAGCTAATTTTGGGGCACAAAGTAGAACTGTAACTGAAGAAGATTATTTAATAAGAGCTTTAAGTTTACCTCCTCAATTTGGTACTATAGCTAAGGCATATATAGAACCTGAAAAACTAGACAATTTGCTCCCAGGAGAATCTCAATCTTCTTTAAATTTATATGTTTTAAGTTATAATGCTGATAAGCAACTTTCGATAGCTTCTTCAACTTTAAAGCAAAATCTCAAAACATATCTTTCAGAATACCGAACTATTGGAGATTCTATTAAAATAAAGGATGCTTTTATTATTAATGTTGGAGTTGAATTTGAAATTGTTGTATTACCTAATTTTAATAGTAATGAAGTAATTAATGATAGTATTATAGCTATTCAAAATTATTTTAATATTGATAATCAACAAATTAATCAACCTATATATACTAGAGAATTATTTTTAACCCTTGATAAAATTCAAGGAGTCCAAACTGTAAATGAAATTAAAATAATTAATAAAAATGGAGGGACATATTCTCAATATGGTTATGATATGGATGGAGCTACTAGAAATAGAATTATTTATCCTTCCTTAGATCCTAGTATTTTTGAAATTAAATATCCTAATACCGATATTAGAGGTAGAGTAACAACAATATAACATGGCCGTATATAAAATATTTCCCACTAAAGACGCTACTATCTATTCTAGGTATCCTACTATGAATACAGGACTAGATTCTATATTAGAAGCTAATGCTGATTTTTCTACTGGGGTACCTCATGTGAGTAGATATTTAGTTCAATTTGATCAGGATGAAATTAATTCTATTATTAATGATAAAATAGGAACTTCTAATTACTATGATAATAGTTTTTCTAGACAGATTGATTTAGTAAATTATATTGCTAATATACAAAATTTAAATGTTGATACTACATTAGAAGCTTATGCTATATCGGGATCATGGGGTATGGGAACAGGGCACTTTAATGATAGTCCCTCTACTACTAATGGATGTAACTGGGAATTTAGGACATTTGAAGGTCAGGATGAATGGATTACCCTTAGAGAAGAAGATGTTAGACTTCCTTTGAATCTGCCTTTTGAATTAGGGATAGAAGAATCTAAAAGTATAGTTTTATCAGATTATGTTACAGCATCTTATGGTGCCGTGGTTGGGGGAGGAACTTGGTACACTGGTTCTCAGTTAAGTTTAACAATTGATCCATCCCAATCTTATTCATATAGTAGTAATAAGGATTTAAGAATGGATGTTACTAATATTATTAAAAATTGGTATGAATACTCTTCTTTTGGAGAGGGTGATGTCCAATTACCCCAAGATTTACCATTTGAATTAGGATTAGAAGCATTTGCTAATGATGGGTTTATAGTAAAACAAAGTGAAAATGATGAATTTGTAGCTAATATTAATAAACAGGCTAAAATCCAATTTTACTCTGTAGATACTAATACCATATATCCTCCTGAACTTCAGTTCAAATGGGATGATTTTATTCACACTACTTCTTCGGCAATTTCCACCATAAACACAACAGAATTAGTAGCATCTTTAGATAATAACCCAGGTACATTTAGAAGAAACAGTGTGCATAAATTTAGAGTAAATTGTCGCCCCCAGTTTCCAACTAGAACATACCAAACCGGATCTTATTTCACTCAGAGAAATTATTTACCTACTTCTTCACACTATGCTGTAAAAGACTTGGATACCAACGAGTTTGTCATTAATTTCGACGACACTTACACAAAAATTAGTGCCGATACAAAAAGTAATTATTTTACTTTGTATATGAATGGTTTAGAGCCTGAAAGGTATTATAAGTTATTATTTAAAGTAGTTTTAGATGGTGAGACTATTGTATTAGATGATAATTATTATTTTAAAGTAATTAATGGATGAGAAAAGTAGATTTAAATAGAAAAGTATACAACAAAGATAAATTTAGTAAATCTATTGATACTGAGTTTAATGAACTCATCCCACCATCAGATGATATTGAAGCACCTCTTATTGATGTAGGTACTTTTTTCCAAAATTATTCTGAATTATTTTATGATATTCCCAAAACTGGGGATGTTAACTCACATGAGTTTTTAATTAGACAGAGTACCGATTATGTAGGGGGTGATGCTATCAATGCTGACATTTTAGCCTTATTACAGGAGATAAATAGTTTAAGACAAGAATTATTTGAATTAGAAGAACAAAGATTAAGAGAATTAGCTGAAAGTGCTGAGGATGCAGTTGGATTAAACGATTAATAGATAATGGCAAACGGATATTCTTCATATACCCCTACAGGTTCTAATGAACTTACAACTTATGTAACTAGAACTAACTTATATACCGAAGGAAAAGAATATGCTTTACCTAATGGAAAAGAATATATAGGTTTTTATCACATCCACCCCGAAAAGGGCCCAATGGTAGGAGCTAATCATAAAGATGAATTCCATGAAATTTTAATTTCTACCTCGGGGGAAACAACTCCTAAAGTATCTAGTATAGAATTAGTTAATGGTTTTTCTTATGACGAGTATAGTGATAAAGATCTTAAACTTATTTCCCCTGTTACTACATCTATTTCTGAATTTAGACCCTCTATAGATAGAGTAGAATTTTCTATTTATAATGAACAGGGGTTATTAGATGTTATTGAATATGACTATAAAGCATATTCCATCCCCCCGGGATTTAATCCTGCCACTGGAGTAGTATCTAATATTGATGTTGATCCTGGGAGTGACCTAATTAGAGAAGGATACACTCAGGGATTTTACCAGGTAATATATAATTTTCTTAGGGATAAAGTTAATTCCACCCCAGAGAATCAATACTTTATTTCCCAAATATCAGCAGATAGAACTGAGTTAAGGCTATCTAGTAATATTCTTTCTAATGAACAGATAGAAGAATCAACTAATGCCTTTATTGAAGAACTAAACGCATCTCCTTTTTTTGAAGATTTTTATCTTAATTTTGGCAACAATAATTTAATAACAGGATTAAGAATTGCTCTTGATGATGAAAACAATCCTGATCAATTTAGTGTAGTTATAAAATTATATGAGTCTTTACCTACACAATTTGGGTTAAAAGATAGTTTATGGATATCCTTACAAACGGCTGAAGCTGTTTCTTTTGATGTGGAGTTTGCTGCTAAAGTATCGGCACCACCTCCTCCTAAATTTATAAAAGGACCTAATTTTGACATAGCAGATAAAGATATAACAAATAATTCTACTATATTACAAAGTGCAGATAGTTTAACATCTTTAAATACTATTTTAACTTCTTCTAAAAATGAACTTCAAAATATTTTAGATCAAAAAGGTATTAAAGTTAGTATTGATTATGAAGATTATAATGAGTTTGTTTACTTTTCTTCAGCCCAATCCCGCTTAGAAAATTTTTATTACAAAGTAAAAGAAATAGAGGATTTTCAATCTGAGTTAACTGTTATAGCTAGTTTACCTGTTAATACCTCTACATCATCAAGTAGAGCTATATTAGAAAATAAAATTACTAATATTATAGCTAACCTTGATGGTTATGAAAATTTTCTTTACTACAATTCAGGATCCTTAAAAACTTGGCCCAAATCTAATTCTACTCCTCCTTATACTTTATATTCTACTTCCTCAGCTCAAGTAGGAACGTGGTATGGAAGCGCTAATGAATTATCCCCTTTAGGCCAGTTAGGAACAGCTTCTCTATATGATGTAGACAATACTGATAGATTAGTAAATAGTTTACCTGAGTATGTTAAGGGAAATAGTGTAAATCAACCTTTCTTTAAGTTTATGGATATGACAGGGCAACATTTTGATGTGTTCTGGACTTATACAAAAGCAGTAGGGGATAGATATGATGCTGATAACAGGTTAGATAAAGGAATTTCTAAGGATATAGTAGCGGATGCCATCAGATCTATGGGAGTTACTTTATATCAAAATAATTTTTCCTCAGATGATCTATCTTCAGCCTTTTTAGGAATTAATGGGCCCGGGAGTTTACTTCCCCCAACTGGATCTGAGGTGATTAATAATTATATTTCTGCATCTACAGATCTTACTAAATTGGATGATGTAAATAAAGAAACTTATAAACGCATATTCCATAATTTACCTTTCTTACTTAAGAAAAAAGGTACAATATCGGGTTTAAGAGCATTAATTAATTCTTATGGTGTTCCCGATACTATTTTAAGAATTTCTGAGTTCGGGGGAAAAGATATAGATAATACTAACGATTGGGATTATACCCAAAATGTGTATAATAAAGCCGCTTTTAATAGTGGTTCTTCTGCTACTAGTTTTATCTCAACTTCATTCCAATTAAATTCAGGTTGGCACATTGATGAAGATGGAGTACCTAATACAATCATGTTTAGGTTTAAACCTGAAGTTCAATATGAAACAGGAAATAGTCAAAGTATAGTAGCTCATACTAGAAATGGAGTACAGGATGTTCAATTAGTATTAAGCTATGAAGGATCAGGTATAACTAGTGGTTCTTACTCGGGATCAATCCCTTCCTCTTCAAACCAATTTGTTAGTTTATCTATGGCTGTGGATGGGGTTACATTTTCACCTGCAATTAATGCTCCTTTTTATGATGGTAATTGGTGGGGTGTTCAATTAACTAGAGTTTCTGAATCTAGGAATTATACCCTAAGAGCTGCTAACAATATTTATAAAGGTAATGACGGATTTAAGATAGGATATACTGCCTCTAAATCAGATACAATAAATGTAGTACGAACTGGTTTATATACAGGCTCTACAGAATTTTTCTTAGCTAAGGATGATAATGTTGCTATAAATGATTATAGAGGAATGACAGGTTCTTTTCAAGAACTTAGATTTTATAATAAAGCATTAGGAGAAGCTGAGTTTCATGATTTTGTAATGAATCCCTATTCTATAGAGGGAATAGATTATTCTTCTTCTGCAGAGAATTTAGTATTTAGAGCCCCATTAGGAAGCAACTTAAGTACAAGTAAGGGAGCATTAAAATCAATCCATCCCAAAGTAACGGGTTCATTAATTATTACTAATTCATTTGCTGCTAATAGTACTTATGAAATAGGGAGTAGTATAGTATTTAGTAATAATACAGAATTTACTTACCAAGACCAACCCGCAGTAGGTATTAAAAACCGAATTAATGAAAAAGTTAGGATAATAAATCCCATAACAGCCTCAGGAAATACTCTTACTCCTTATAGAACCATTCAACAAAGATATGCTAATAGTGAAAGCTATACTCGAGATGTAAATCACGTTGAAGTAGCATTTTCCCCACAAAATGAGATTAATGACGATATTAATTCTTCGTTTGGATACTTTAATATAGGGGAGTATATCGGTGATCCCGGCTATGTGTCCGAGTCCCGCACATCCTATAATTCTCTTGATAAATTACAAGATACTTACTTTGAAAAATATGATAGTTCATATGATTGGAAAGATTATATTAGACTTATAAAGTATTTTGATAATTCCTTATTTAAAATGCTTAAGGATTTTGTTCCTTCTAAAACCAGCATTTCAACCGGAGTTATAATTAAACAACATATTTTAGAAAGAAATAGGCAACGTCCCTCTTATATTACTAACGAAGAACATAATAAATTTACAGCATCAATTAGTATATCAAATTCTGCTTCATTCGTAAGTGGTGGAACCGGGGGTACTTTTGATTCATTAAACTTCTCGGGATCGGGACAAGAATGGATTTATAATGCTAATACTCCTTATGGAGCTATAGAAGTAACTCAATCTGATCAAAGAGAATTTTATAATGGAGAATTAAGTGGGAGCGAGTTTGTTGCAATTACTTCTGAAGTGGGTCCTCTTCCCCCAAAATCTTCAGGATCTAATGACTTTTTTACAGGATCTACAATTCCCTCGGGTACCTTTAATCCTTTATTAAATAATGTTGAAGAAGGAGTAACTTCGTCTATTTATTATAAAGTAGAATATAATAATTCATTTATATTGCCTTCTAATATGGATTTAATACAAAATACAAGTCAATCTAAAGCTCAAGTTCACGATGATTTTTATGCTAGAAATGCTTGGACTTTAGGTAGATATAAGGGAACTAGGATAAGTTCACAAAATATTAATAAAACATTTAAGTAATGGCTACTTATCAAGAAACAAGTAATTATAGTTATATAGGAGGTGAAGATGTTTTAGGAGGGTTACCTGTTGTAGAATCTAATAAATCATATATAGCTTTATTTCGAGGAGTAGTAGACTCTACTCCCGAGCAAATAGCTAATTCTTCCTTTTATATTACTTATTTAGTAGATGAAGAAGGAAATGTATCAAAAATTTCTGATGATAGCTTTGCTCAAAAAGATATTCAATATACTTTTGCTAAAGGTGATGATGTAGATGTAATTATAGATCAAGGTACTCTCTTAAACCCCCAATTAGCAGGAGCCCAACAAGTCTCAGGAGTTGGAAGTTTTATTCCTTTATTAGTGTCTCAAACAGGGAGTTCTGTTAATGCTAATGTAAATAATTTACAATTTTTGAATCCCGGGGCAATCCCTCCAGAAGATACAGGAGAAACCATTAGTAATTTTTTAGGAGCTGTTTACCAAAGTGGATCTACAAATATTACTCCTGTGGTAACAGATTCCTCCAATAACTCGCAGATATCTGTTATTTTGGAGGAGGGTGCAAGTACCGTTTTAACTGAGGTAGGTCCTCAAATTTATAAAAGTGAATCTGCTACTGGGAACCCAGCAAGAAATTTAGTTCCTAATTTGGATACATGGTTGTCCGCTTCATCTCCAGATGCCCTAGCTGCTTCATGGCCCTTGAATGCTGGCATGAGTGGTATGCCCGCGGGTTTAGTAGGAGTAACAGGATCTTATCAATTTAAGGATCCCGTTCCTTCTATTACTAATTTAAATTTAAAATTTAGTTATGGTGTTTATAATTTAGGATCAGACGATGCTGTAATGACAATTGGTTTATTTGGAAAAAATCCTGCGGATGATAATTGGCAAAATGCAGCTAATTTTGGGGTAGCTAACCCTTTTTATAATATTACCCTTCCTGGGGCTACCATTGCTCCTTCTAAATTTGTGGCAAGTGTTAATGTAATAACGGGTTCAGTAGAATGGAATTTAGTAGGAAATGCAATTTCAGCCTCAAGACAATGGTTAGCAGTTGCTACTTCAAACCAAGTTGCTTCTAAATTTGGAGCTAATGCTAATGTTTTTCAAGTAGGAAATGATGGATGTGGTAAAGTCCATTGGGCTACTCAAGACCAAATTATAGGAAACCAAACAGTAAAAACGTTACAGTCAAGATTTGAAATCTCCGCCCAAAACCCAGGAACCGTTAACGTGGCTTCTCAAACCCCTTTCTTTACTACAGGATCTTCTACTTCAACAGTTCTTACAGGGTCTGAAATTTTGACAGGACAGTATGGAGATTTTCAAACCCTACCAACTGCATCTTCAGATTTTGGATTTTCTCCTATAAACTTTCCTTTTGAAGTTCAAACAGGAGATAAAATTAGATTTGGATTTGAACCTCAAAATACTTTTACAGTATATGGAGTCCAAGAACCTCCTGCATTTTCCCGTTTATTTATAACTTTAGATAGACAAATAGGAAGTACTATAAATATAAATAATTTTGTAATTTATAGAAATTTAAATGATGGGAAATTCTTAACATTAGATGTAGTTAAGAATGATCCTCAAATAGGGGAAGTAGATTTTACAGGAGTAATAATACCTCAGTATGCTAGTAAAAAACTACAAGAAAATGCTCAAGAAATAGTAGCTAAACTTAAATCAGAAGGAATATTAGCAGAAGAATAAATTTGATATATTTATTACATATAATAGAAAATTAAACAATGGGATACTTAAATAACTCTGTCATAACAGTAGATGCTATATTAACTAATAAGGGACGAGAATTACTCGCAAGAGGAGATGGCTCGTTTAAAATTACCCAATTTGCTCTCTCAGATGATGAAATCGATTATACTTTATATAATCCAACACACCCTTCAGGTAGTGCTTTTTATGGACAAGCACTTGAAAGTATGCCTCTTTTAGAAGCATTTCCCGAAACTACCCAAAATTTAAGATATAAACTTGTAACTTTACCTAGAGGAACATCTAAAATGCCTGTATTAGATGTAGGTTTATCCCAAATTACCTTAAAACAGGGTGCTTCATTAGTAATTACTCCACAAACTTTAAATTATTTAGGAGCTAACCAAGTATTTGAATCTAGTGGTTATACTGCTACAATTGCTGATGTAAGAACTATGAATGTATTTGAAGGGGTAGGAGTTAATACAACTCAAGCTACAAATTTAAATTCATCTCAAACTTTAGGAACTAATGTTTCTAAAACAGTAATAGGTACTTCTATTAATCTAACAGCTACTACAGTTAATACATTATTTGGTACTACCCTAAATGAATTAAATACTACTTTAACGTTAATTGGGAGAGATAGTGGGGCTAGGATAACAGTTCCTGTAAAAGTAACCAAAACAACAACTTAATTAAAATATGTCATTTAAAAGATTAGATCCCGAAGATTTTTTAGTTAGTGCCGATAGTATTACTGCAGGCGCGTGGACCAATAATGCTTCTACCCTTGCTACCTATCATAAAAATTCTTCTCAAGCTGCATCGGATAGTGGAAGATATTATGTAAGTGTTTATAATAGTGATGCAGCCGCCACTCAAGAAGTCCAATTTAATATAGCTTACGGTGAAAGTAACGGATTAGGTTCACTTCCATATGATGGCAATATAGCTGGAAAATCTCCCACATCAACTGTTTATGGTCAATTCCAAAATATAGTTTTGGGAGATGAAAATTCGGATTTTATTTTTGGTGAATATACTTCTTCTAGATTTTATGCTCTAACTTTAGATAGAGCTAGATTTAAAGGAAGTCTATTCCCAGGAACCATGACTTTAACCTTATCAGGTTCTGGGGTATCTACGAGGACATTCACAGATAATAGTAAAGAGGTTACCTCAACTGTATTTAACGAAGCAGGAAGAGTATTTCAATTAGTTTCGGGTTCGGCAGGAACTGTAAATACTTCAGTTAATACTAATGGATACTCAGCTAATTCAGGATCTTATGGATTATTCCTCCCAGATATTGGAACTATTTTATTAAACCCCTACGCTTTAGATGGAACTGCTGATGATGGAGGCATTGCATTAGCTACCTCAGATGCTGTGGATACTAAGGCTATTAATACTGATAAGATGTTTTTGGCAGTGAGTGGTGGTGCTAGTTTTACAATTAATAGTCAAGAAAATCTCACCTCAGATTTTGTATTTGTGAGAGCTAGAAATTCAGAATATAATTATTCTGCTAATCCCTCATTTATAAGTAGTTCAACGGGTGCCGTATTGTATAATGATTTTATAAATGCTCCCCAAACATTTATTACAACTGTTGGGTTATATAATGATGAAAATGAATTACTGGCTACCGCAAAGTTGAGTAAACCCCTTAAAAAAGATTTTACTAAAGAAACTCTTGTTAGGGTTAAATTAGATTTCTGATGGATGGGTTACTTAAAAACATTATTAAGTAAGGATATTATTATAACCCCTTTTAGGGTTCATAAATCTTTTTCCCAAGCTACAGTACCTGAATCTTCAACAACCCAAGCCGTAGCCCTATCTGGGTCTAATATTGCTTATCCTTTAGGAGGTGGAGAGGAAGGTACGGGAAGTAAATCTTTAGTATATAATTCTATAAAACAATTATACTATTCTAATTTTCTTTCAGGAAGTGGGAAAGTATCTAATGTAAATGAACCTATAATAAATCCGGATGGAACTATAGTAGGATCTATTTATAACCCTAGTTATGAAAATAATATTCAATCTATTACAGAATCTAGATATTTCCCAACAGCATCATTAATGTCAATGTCGGTATTATCTATACCTTCTAAACAATTTGGTGAATATATAAAACCGGGAAGTTTCAAGTGCGATGTTAGCTCAGGTCCTGGAGGAAAAACAATTGAATTTATAGATGATGGGCAAGGGAATTTAATTAGTGAATCTAACAATTATGGTAATATAATATACCATGCCGGTATTGTTACGCATACTGGGTTAAATGGAGAAGGTGGGAATTTTAATTTTTCGGGTTCCCAATGGGAATCAACAGTTACTATTTATGAATCTCAATACAAATGTACTATAAGGGCTAATGAATATAACTATTCCTTAAACCCTAGTTTACTCTCAGCTTCTATTAAAGGTCAAAATAAAATTTTAACATCGGGAGATGCTAAATATGCTAATTTTGTAACAAGCTCAGATTTTTCTCCATATGTTACAACAGTAGGATTATATGATGAAGAACAAAATTTATTAGCCGTAGCTAAATTAGGCCAACCACTCCCCTCCTCCCAAACTACAGATACAACAATATTAATAAATATAGATAGATGAATTGGTTATATAATGAAAAAGAAATTACAGACATATCACATTTTCCACCCAATACATTTGGGTTTGTCTACCAAGTAATTACCCCCGAGGGTAAAAAATATGTGGGTAAAAAAGTTTTATACCACAATCAAAAGAAAAAATTAACTAAAGTAGAACTTGCCGAGCAAACGGGAAGAGGAAGGAGAAAATCTTATAAAATCGTCCAAAAGGAAAGCGATTGGAAAAAATATATAGGATCAAATGCTAAATTAAAGCACCAAATAACTGAAGGAGAAGTTACGAAGGAAAATTTGAAAAAACAAATCCTCGAAATAGCTTTTAATAAAAAACACCTTACATATCTGGAGACTAAACATTTATTTCAAATGGAAGTATTAGAAAACCCAGATAAATATTTAAATGATAATATACTAGGTAAATTCTTTACCTCAGACTTTGATTTTTAAATTAGAGTTTGTATATTCCAATTAATGGTAAATCAGTTACTAGTATCTTTAATGGACTCTGTCCTAGGAAAAGGTAAACAAACATCCAGGGGTAACCATGCTTACCACTGTCCTTTTTGTAAACACCATAAACCTAAAATGGAGGTGAATTTTACAGAAAATAAAAAGG